TCAGGCCGCAGTGTCGTAGCCGAAGGCGTCCTCCAAGCCCGCCGGGCCCATGGCCTTCTGCATGATCGCGCGGCAGCGGTCCCACGCCTCGGGGACGAGGTGGCCGTAGATGTCGACGGTGGTCTTGATCGACTTGTGGCCGAGCCAGCGCGACACCTCATGGATCGGGATGCCGGCCGCCAGGGCGGTCGAGGCGAAGAAGTGGCGAAGCGAGTGCGGGTGGTACTTCGGCTTGCCCTCGGCGTCCACCAGCCCGGCCAGCCTGCACGCCTTCTTGAAGTGGTAGCTGTACGTGTTGGCGGTGGGCATGACGCCCTTCCCGCGCTCGCGGGGCGCGAAGTACACCCCGACCTGCCGTGCCTTGCCTGCCGCGTTCTGGAAGGTGAGCGGGATCGGTTCCCACTGCTCAACGTGGGCATCGATCTCGTCGCAGACGAACGGCGCGGCTGGCACGTCGCGGTACTCGCCCTCTTCGCGGTGCTTGAGCGGCACGAGGCGGGTCTTGCAGTCCTCCCGATGGGCCTTCGAGCTGATCTGCCAGCGCACACGGATCACATCGTCGCGGAGGCACCCGGTGTGGAAGGCGAGGGCCTCGCTGACCCGCAGCCCTGCCCCGGCCTGGAGCCAGACGGTCAGCTTGTACTGCGGAGACATGTGCTCGTGAAGGAGACGGACCTCGGGGAGGGTGGGGATCTCGTCCTCGTCGACCGCATGGCTGCCGGGGGCATTCTTCACCTCCTTGGTCGGGTCCTCCTGGATGATCTTCTCTTCCTTGGCGGACCAGAAGATGTGCTTCACCATCTTCATGCGGTCGTACACCGTGCTGGCGGCGAGCTCCTTGCTGATGGCCGCCTTGAAGTGCTCGATGTCCCGCTTCGCGACTCCGGCCATCGTCTTGCGGCCCAGCCGGGGTATCAGGTGCTTGTCGATGAAGCCGCGGTAGTTCGAGAACGTCGAGTCCCCGATCACGCGACGGCTGAGCCAGTCCTCCACGTAAGCCCGGACAGTGATCTTCCCTGCGTTGGGGTCGATGTACGTCCCGACGCTCTTATCGTTCTCAACCTTGCTGGCGAACTTGTCGGCCTCGGTCTTCTTGGTGAAGCTGGCTTCCCGCTGATCGCCGGTTCTGCCGCCGGGCTCCCTGTACCGGACGGTCCAGTCGTGGCCGCAGCGCACCCCTTCGCAGGGGTAGAGCGGGCTTCTCTTGTCGGTCTTGCACCTCTGAAAAACGGTAGCCATGGGCCCCTCTCTCTTGCCGGGGCATGGCAAAGCAGCCGTTACCCGTAGTTGTCGTCGAGGTACGCGACGATGTCGCGCTCACGGAATCGGAGGAGGCGGCCAACCTTCTGGGGCCGCAGTCCCCACGTCCGGTACTTGTTCTTCACGGTGGTCTCGCTGACCTTCAGCCACGCGGCCACCTCTTCCGGCGTTAGAAGCCGGTTACTGCCACCCCGGCTCAACGGGCGGGCCTCTCACCGCGCTGCGCGTCGGTGAGGGAATGCACGGTCTCCCACGCGAGGGCGGCCGACTTCAGCGCCCGCTTCTGGTCCGCCTTGAGCCTTCGGATGCGGGCCGGCACGAGTGCCGGATCGGCGACGCCGAGGAGCTTGGCCGCCTCTTCGAGGAGCTCCTTCGGGTCCTCTATCGGAGCGTGGGCGGGCTGGGAGTACACCCGGCACTCCTGGCCGGAGACTCCGAGGACCCAGCCCCAGCCGTTCTTGAGCGCCTTCTCGGTGTGGTTCAAGCGGCGGCTCCGTGGTACTCGCTGCGGGACTGGGAGGTCAGGTGGTACATGCCGAACTCGCACTCGTAGTAGCGGTTCTCGCAGTACAGGCCACGCCGAGATCCTCGGCGGTCCCCCGCCCGGTGGCGCTTCGCCTGCGCCCTGCCGAGGGCCTTCTCGGCAACGCGCTCGTCCTCGAAGGCGCGTTTGGCGCCGCACTCGCATGTGCGGAAGTCGACGGCCTTGATGGTCATGCCTGACTCTCCTTGGTCTACTTGCGGAACTTGCTGCACGGGCAGGTCGGTATCTGGCAGGCGCCCCGTGCGGCGCTTGCTGCGGAGTGGGTGAACGGGGCGTGGCCGCACTGCTCGTCCTGGCAGTAGCCCTTCCACTTCTTGCCGTCGTGGTTGGCGAGCATCACGCCAGGCGAGTGGAGTCTCACGAGGCGGCCGGTCCCGCCGAACGCCATCTTCGAGGCGAAGGCGCGGGCCTCGGCTTCGTTGCCGAACGGCGCAAAGTTCAGCCCGCGGCTTCCGTCGTGCCACGTGTGGACGAGCGCAATCCAGTCGCGCATCTGGAGGATCTCCCCGACTTCCTTGATCAGCGCCTTGGCCATCTGGTCGGCGCTGTCGAAGCCGGGGTCTTCCAGGAGTGCCTTCACCGCGTCGATCTCCTCCTTGCGGGGGGTGATCCTCACGCGGCGCCGAGTCCCTTCACTGCGACGGGATAGGCGAAGAAGTCCGCCCTCACCGGATGCGCGAATCCTGGGACGAGGTAGGCAAACCCGCTCGTCTTCAGGCCGCTGTCACCCTCGGCGTCCTCGAACTCTGAGCCGTCCGGCAACTCGTCGAGCTCGGCTGGGCTGTTGATGGTGGTACTCACGAGGCTTCCCTCCCTTCCGCAGTCAAGATTACGCAATCAGGCCAGCAAGCGCAAGCATCGCAATCAGGTGGGTGTAATGGCCTCGACGCTCGCCCGGAACCCCTCCAGAGTGCCGGTGTTCAGGATCGTCACGTCGAAGTCGTAGTCGGCGAGGGCGTTCTCGCTGATGTGGTCGGAGTCCTCGATCAGGGCCTGACTGGGCCGCAGAATCTCGACTACCAGTCCCCCGCGCTTCCGGATGGCGTCGGCTTCGTTGGGGAACCGTACGTCGCTGATGACGGTGGGGTCGGTCCACGTTTCGTCATCACGGAACAGGGCGTTCACCCACACGTCCACGCCGAGCACCTGGCGGCCGGCCTCGGTGCCAAGCCGCTGGAGGTATCCCCGTACTTCCGGGAACTCTCGCTTCACGTAGTCCCATCCGTGGCGGTCTACCTCCCACGCAACGGTGGTCGTGCCCGCCTCGCTGTCGGGGTCGATCAGGACGGGGTTGACGGCGTACAGCATGTCCCTTACGGGGTCGGCGAACGCCCTGCGGCTCCAGCCGCGCTCGACGAGGAACGAGGCCGCGGTGTCCTTGCCGGAGCGGGCGGCGCCCGCGAAACCGATCAGCGGGGTGTCCATGGTGATCAGCAGAGTCCTTTCATCCTTCGAGACTGTCAACAAGGCGGTAGAGGCCGGGCGCTCGGACCCGGCCTTCGCATACGTCGCAGTCGCAGTTGTGCAGGCAGGTCGAGCACGGGCTCTCGTCGCAATACGGGTCCGGGCCGTGCCAGTTGTGCGATGGGTCGAGGTCGGGGCAGTTCCAGACGGCGCAGCTCCGGTCCTTGGACCAGGTGGGGTATCGAATGTGCTCACGCTGGCCGAGGAGACCGTGCACCAAGGGCTCGTCCGGGCATGGGAACGTCGAGCGCTGGGCGGAGGTTTCGTCGGTGAAGGCGGCCCGGCAGCGTAGGCATTGAAGCCGCTGCTCGGGCCGTCTCCGGAGCTGGTGCTTCACGCTGCGGTAGCCAGTTCGCGCGCAGGGGCGCCGAGCCTTTCCGCCGTCTCGTGGGGCCACAGCGTGACCGAGTTCGAGCGGGTGGGGGCGCTGCCGGGCTCGTCGATGTAGAGGCGCCACTTGGTCACGCGCCGCCCCCAGTCCTGCACAGTGACCTGCTTCGGTTCGACCAGGAGCACGCCGACCCTGGTCACAGTGCGACCCATGGTGTTGTTGCCCGTGGCCCTTACCTCCTCCCCGGCCCGGAGTTCGGCGATCGGCACTTCCCCGCTTTCGGGTTCCGACTTGAGCTCCACGACGTCCCCGGGGGTGTCCTCGGGTGCGTCCTCCGGGGGTCCGGCCGGGCGCTGTGCGGCGGCGATCTCCTCCAGGTCGCCAAGCAGGCCCAGGCGGTGGCGTATGCCCTCGATCGTCTGCTCCAGCTCCTCAGCTTCCGCGATCTTCGCATCCAGGCTGCGGCGGGTATCGAACGTGCGGGATCGGTGGCGAGCCCTGGCATACGCGGTTGCCTGGTCGTGTACGAGCAGCTCATCAGCGAAGTGCGTTTCGAGGACGGCCCGGAGGCCGGCACGGGTTCGTGCGGTCCCTGCATCGGACAGCTCCGAACGACGGTGCTCACCGGTCCTTCGCCAGAAGTCGAAGCGCTGGGCGTCGCTGGGCTCCGCGATGTGGAACAGTTGCGTGTCGTCCAACTCGACACCGTTCACGGTGAACTCGGCGTGGGTCTCGCTGTACCGGTTCGAGCTCATCATTACCGCGACCTGGCTGGGCAACACCTCGAAGTCGTCCGTCCGGAACTGGGGCTGGATGTGCACCAGGCCCTTCATGCGTGGGCCTGTGACCTCGTAGGAGATGGTCCAGTCCCTCTTGTCCTTCGGTGCCGTGTCGCTCGCCACGCGGCGGACGGTGACCTTCCCGTACTCGGTCTCTACCTCGGTGGTGTTCGTGCTGTCCATGTGACTCTCCTTCGGTGATGCGTCGGCAGGGTGGCCGTAGATCTTGCTGAGATGGATGCGGAGCTTGTGCTCCCACGGCTCTTTGAGGAGCGAGCCGATGACGACGCAGCCCATGGGCGGGGCGACGACATCGCCAATCTGCTGCGTGCAGGACGAGCGGGAGCCGGTCCAGGGGTAGCCGGGCGCGAAACCGACCAGGAGCGCTGCCTCGTCGAGGTTGAACTTGCGGTCCTTGTCGTGTTCCCAGTACCAACCGCGGATTTTGCTGGTGATGCCGGTCGCGGGTTTGTCCGCGCTCCAGCAGTTGCCGCCCGCCGTCTTACGAACGCCTCGCGTGTTGACGCGGATGCCTGCGGGCCAACCGAGGGCCTCGGCGGCTGTGGTGGTCGGCAAGGGTTCCTGGGGGATCAGGGCGGCCATGTCGACGTAGGAGTGCCGGGCGGCCATGAGGAAGACGCGCTTGCGTCGGGACGCGAGTCCGTAGTCCACGGCATCCAGCACGCGGTACTCGGCACTGCACCAGTCCGCCGACCAGAGCTCTTCACGTATCCCGTCGAGGATGGTCTCCGGCAGGGCCGAGCTCTGCTCCATGGCCAGCCAGCGGAGGTTGTCCCACTGTGCGGTGAGGGTGAGCGACCAGATGAGCACCTCGGCGAGCAGGCCGATCCGTTCGTCGGTCATCTCGGCTATCGGGGCCCGTACCTCATCCAGGGTGAGCAGGGGCCCGGTGAATCCGGCGTATCCATCCCACTCAGGGTCGTCGCAGACCAGGCAATCGCCCTCCCACTCGCAGGGACGGGATTCATGCCAGTGCCCGAAGGTCGCCTCGAAGGCAGCGGTGAACACGTCCAGGAGAAGTTCCTGGTTGCGCGGGTCCTGCCCAGCTCTCTTCCCGGCCGGGGTCCAACACTGGCAGGGAGCCGAGACGAGCAGCCCGCGCACCCAGCGGAGGGCCGGATGCTTCGGGTCGAGAGTCCGAACGTCCGCGACGATGCGTTTGAACCCCGCTGCGCGAGCGGTGGCCGACGCGTCCTTGTGTACTTCGACGCCAACAACGTCGAGGTCGTGTTGGAGCACGTCGCGCACTCCGGCATCCCAACCACCGGGCCCCGCAAAGAGGTTGACCACTCGGTCGGGGTCGCCAGGCTGAGGAGCGAAGAGCCAGTGCACCGGCCAGGGCGCCGCGACCTCCTCCAACTCGTTGGGCGACAGGTTGTCGAGGTCCAGTTCCTCGGGGGTTCCGAGTGCCCCGGCCGTGTCGAGGGTGAACGGAGCGGTGAGCATCACTCGCCCTCGTCTTCGAACAGGCAGTCATAGCCGAAGCAGTCACAGAACATGAACTCGCCCCAGAGTCCGCCGTATCCGCACAGGTTGCAGACGGCCCACTCTCGAACGGTGAGGCGGATCGACAGGGATATGCGGCAGCGGGGGCAGCCCAGATGGCTGGGGCCGTTCATGCGGCATCGCCCATCAGTCCGTACCGAGCGCGGTCGCGGGCGGGCATAGCGGTAGGCGGGTACCAGTCGAGGGGTTCGTGCTGGTTCCTGAGTTCCTGGACGGCAAGGTGATCCGCGGCTTCCGGCCGGACCGCGAGCTGGGCGTGCTGGAGCACCTCGTCAAGAAGGGCGTTCGGGTCGACGTCTTCGGGGTTGTGGGCCCACTTCATCTCGTGCGAGAAGTGGATGGTCGGTTGTGCCTGCCGCATGTGGGCGGCGGCTCGACCACCGCCCCAGGTGACGACCACATGGAAGGTGTCGTTGGCGAAGAACCTGGCGCCCGAGGCATTGAAGCCTACGGCGCCATGGGTAGAGCGTGAGCGCATCGTACGTATCCTTGAAGGCGATGCTGGCTGGCATCATCAGGCGAAGCGCACCACCGCTTCGCGACCCGCCTCACCAGCGGGTTTCGCCGGGCGCCCGTCCCTCGCCACTTCCGATGGCAAGGGGCGGGCGTCTTGGTTCACGGGAGATCAGGCGTCGGTGCCGTACACGTCGGTCACATCACGGGCGACGTCGTGGGCGTCGTCGGTGTCGAGGTCGTCAATCCACTGGTCCTCGTTCTCATCGAGCCAGTCCTGAAGGGCCTCGTCGTCATCGGCGATGTCGGCGGGAACCGTGACGGTGGACTCCACGTCGGTGACCGTGGTCTCGGTGACCTCGAAGCGGATGGTCAGGGTGACGGTCTCGGGCTCGGTTACGGTCGTCACTTCTTCTCCAATCGGATGCGTGCACGGCAGGGGGTGCAGGTCAGGTCTTCGTCGAGGAGCTCGGGCACGAGCCCGCACTCGAAGCACGGTTCGGTGTTGCGGTCGGTCATGAACTAGTCCTTCAGCGCACGGTCGAGGACCGGCCAGTACCAGGGGCATTCGTCCTCGGACCAGAGGCGATCTGCTGCGACGCGGCGCCGGGCCTGGGTGGCGCAGTTAGCGCACATGAACTGATCTCCGAGGACGTGAGTCGTCCAGGGGCCGCGCCCGCGCACCTTCGGCGGGCAGGTCTCGCAGGGGCCGCCACCGCGGATGTGCTGGTACGAGAGGACGGTGTTCCCGGTGTGCGGGGAGGTCGTCCAGACGGCCGCGTGCCCGCTTTCCTCGGCCTGGTCGTGAGCGAGCCGAAAGGCGTCGCGGTACCCGTAGTCGAGGAAGGTCCCCTCGGCCTTCTCCATGCGGTCGTGGCAGTAGAGACCGTGACTCAGGGCATCCGAGTCGGGGCACACGTACACGTCGTATCGCCAGGTCACTTGGCGTCCTCCTTGGTGGATTCCTGGAGGGCGTCGAGGATCTCGGCCATGGCCGGGCTCGGCTGCTCCTCTTCGGGAAGCAGCTCGGCGGGGAGGCTGATCAGGAGCCTGTGCGTTTCCTGGGCAAGGGCAACCAGGGTGTACCACTCGGCGGTGCCGGGGTCGAAGTCCTCGCGCCACGCGGTGACTTCGCGGCACATCTTCAGGACGGTGCGGATTGAATCCTTGGTGCTGTCCATGTCGGTCTTTCAAGCTCGGGGAGGTGTCTTCAGGGGGCCGCCCCCGTCCGTACAGAAGGGAGCAGGGGCGGCCGATGGGTGAGGGGTCAGACGCTCAGTGCACGGCGGCGTTGACCGACACGGGTCTGTCCGAGGTCGGCGCGGCGGCCTGCTTCCTGCCCGGCCTTGAGGCCGGTTCCGCGTCGCCTGGTACCCCCGCCCTTCCGGCTGTCGGGGTAGGCGGCGTTGAAGCGCGCCATGGTCACGGCCTTGCGGTCGGCGACGACCAGTTCGGCGGAGCGTCCCGAAGCCGATGCTGGAGCTTCCTGCCGTGCGCGGGCCTCGATCTCCTGAAGTCGCTTGTGGACGGTCAGGATGAATCCGGCCACCCAGGACTTCCGGTAGGTAATCGTGCTCTCGCCAGGGGCGGGGCGGCCCTGGCGCATGCCGTTGAACATCTGGAGGAGTAGCGAGGTAAACAGCAACTCCACACGGTCAAGGTCGGACTCGTAGCCGAAGAGGTGAACCTCCGCCTTCCCCCGGCTCTTGTCCTTCGTGATGCCGTGGCAGTTCAGCACATCGGCGATGTAACCGAGCAGGTATATCCGGTCGTTGGCGTAGTTCCCCTCGACGACGATCACGCGGTCACCGGGACGGTCCAAGGCCGGGTCGGAATCGGCGAGCATGGCCCGCTCAATTCCATACTTCGCCATCAGCTCAGCGGCCTTCGCGAAGTACGCCTTGGCCTCTTCGGCGGAGGCGGCGGTGTCTTCGGCCTTGGCCAGAAGTGCGCGAATCCTCGCGAGCATCGGGTTCGACTGCTCGTTGTCGTTCATGTCTACCTCGTAAATCTTGATGCGGCTGGCATCGTCAGGAAGCGGGCACCACCCCGCCCCGACCCCCGAAGGGGTTTCGCCTTTGCATCAGGTGGCGCTTATGAGGTCCCAACCGGTCAGCAGGTGCTTGATGAAGAGGTCGTTGAACTTCGCCTCCGCTGCTGCCTTGCGGGTTTCGTGGTCGTCGTCCTCGAAGGTGAAGGCCGTCTCCATGAAGGGCTCATCGACTCCGGGCAGGAAAAGCCCGGCCACCACCACATCGTCGAATCGGAGAACCAAGCCGAGCGCACCGGTCGCCAGACTAGAAAAGGCGGCCATCTCGTCGGGGTGCAGCATCATTTCTCGCTTTCGAGCAGGTTGAAGCCGCCCCTCCCCAAGGGGGAGTAATTGAGAAGGGGCGGCAGAACGGGGGATTAAGCGCGAGCCAGGTCGCGGTTGGAAGTGACCTCCTGAACGGAGATCCCGTGCTCGTGGATGACTCCACAGTCGTCCTCGCCGCACTCGCACTCCTGGCGGAGAGTCGTGGCGTGCATGTCGGCGCAGCCCTGGGCGTACTGCCAGGCGGACCACAGGCTTGTGAAGATCGATTCGGCGTCGCGCTCGTATCCTTCGGACTGCGTCACGACGACGCGCTCCGGCCCTTCGGCCTTGACCTCCCACAGCCCCACGAGGTCACCGGTTTCGCGCCACACACGCACCTCGTGCGCAGGCTCGCATTCACCCTCGAAGGTGCACCCGGACCCGTCGCAGTAATTCGTGAAGCAGTGCCATGTCACGGCCGGATCGCAGGTGTCCGGGTTTTCTCGACACTCGCGGCACTGACGGCGATCAATGACCTGGATGCCGCAACAGTCGCAATCGTGGTATCCGCGAACGATCTCCTCGGACTGGTCCTCAATCAGGTACCAACCCTCGGGGACGTATTCCTCGGCGTCGTCGGGTTCATCCGACAGGTAGAGCCAAACGTCGTCAGTCTGGGTTCCGGTAGTCCGGTCCCCCTTCCCGATGACCAAGTACAGGCAGTACGCGGCCTCACTCGGGTTTACGACTTGGGCACTCATGTGACCCCTGTTCATGCTTGATGCGGCTGGCATCGTCAGCAGCCGGGCACCACCCCGGCCGGACGCCCTGCCCACCGCTGGCGTGCGGGGACAAGGCGTTTCGCCTAGCTGGCCAGTTGCCAGACGCCCGCGAAGGCCCTGGACTTCTGGCCCGAGCACATCGGGCACCAGCGGCTGAATTCGCCGCGCTTCGGCGCCGGTTCGGTGACCGTCATTCCGGCACCGCACCGCGCCACGGCGGACGTTCCGAGCTGGCCTCGCTTCACGTGCAGCAGTCGGGAGTAGCCCCCGGTGCGGAAACCGACCTCGATCGGCATGGGTCCTCGCTTCGACTCGGCGGGCAGCCGCTCACACTTCCGATGAGAGCGACTGCCACTTTGCTAAGTTCTCGCAATCGGCCATCAAGAAGCGCGCAGCACCTCGTACTTGCGCCGCCACTCCTCGGCCTGAGCCTTGTAGTGGTTGCGGTACGCAGTCATCTGCGCCAGCTCGCGCTTCAGATCGTCGATGGCGTCCTGACGAGCGGTCGCCACGAGGGCAGCAAGCTCACGCTGGTCAGCCATGGCGAACACCATGCGGATCAGCTCGATCTCACCCTCCTCGGCCTCAGCGACCTCACGCTTCAGCGCATCCAGCTCACGAGCCACCTCGAAGAGTCGGTTCGACAGGTTGGCGTTCTGCTCCCAGAGGTCCGGGTTCGTCAGAACGTCGACCTTCTTCGCGAGGCTGACACCCTGAGCCTTGAACGTGGTGGCGGACATGTATCCCCATTTCAGATAGGGGTCGGCCCTCGGCCGGCCCCGACATACACCCCACCTCTTGATGGAGTGCTGCCACCCAAGCGCCACACCCTCTCGCTTGGGTCGCAGCACCCCACCGGACCGGAGCCCGGCGGGTGCATTCACGTTCGACAATGTGTCAGGCGCAGTCACGCCGTCGCTTCTCTTCGATCAGCACAGCCAGGCATCCCGCCCCAATGGGCAATCCAGGACGCCGACCGCCCGCCCCACATGGGCATCTCAGGCGGCTCGATGGCTGCGAACTATTCGCGTTCACTGTTGAGTTCTCAAGGATCGGGCGGTGCCTTTCTGTACCAACCCCTCTCGGGGTGGCCTCGGTCCGGCCGCCCCTGGCCAGTCGCCCAGCCAGGCCCGAGTTCAGCGCACTCGGAGCGCTCGGGCACTGCGGTCTTCGCTTCTCGCGCTGACCTTGCCGTACTCCCTGCAACAGCTCGCTTTGCAGAGCGGCCCCCCGCTCCCTCGGGGGTGGGGCACCCGATGCCCGGATGCTGGCGTGATGGTCATTTCCGCCCGGCCTGTCGGCCTTGCGGTGGTTCCGACCCTAGCGGATCTTCCTCGGTCTGCCAAGTTCTCGCATTCGCTTCAACTTGACCGCCTTGCCAGGCAGTTGGCGGCGCCGCATCGTGCGGCCCGTTCTCGGTTGCCCGGTTCGGCGTGGTCCCCACCGTAGTCGGCGGCTTCCGTTCGAGTCAAGTTCTCGCTTTCGCTGGAACTCGAAGCGGCTCAGCCTTGGGTTCTGCGCTGCGCGCCTTGCCCGTTGACCTGTCCGCTTGCCGCCTTGCCTGCCTGCCTTGCGGCCGGTCGGTGTTGGCGACGAGTCAGAGCTTGGCACACGTCGGCGAGTAAGCGCAAGTCTCGCAATCGTGGGCCGGTTGTCCGCCTTGGGGGTGCGGGGGGTGTGCGTCAGTGCGTGGCGCGCGAGGGTAGCGGAGGCCCCGGCCGGACCGTGCGGGGTGGGGGTATGACCCCCGGTACGCGAAAGCGCCGACCGCCACGTCTTAGCCGCTCGAAAACTGCCACGGTTCCAGGGTCGACCAATGACGAAGGGCCCGCCTGCCACCTGGGCAAACGGGCCCGCACGCGCGCCAAAGAACGCACCGATTTGTCTGATTGCCGTCGCCTCAGCGAGGGCCGCCGTACCTTGGAGCGGGCGGTGACTCAGGCCGCCTGAACTGCGCCGAGGTAGCGGTATCCGGTCCGCTCTGAGCAACCGAGGCGTTCCGCCAAGGTCTTGCCGTTGACCTTCGTGCCTTCGGACACCATGGCGGCGACGGTCTCCTTCACGACTGTCAGGGGGACCGCCTTCTTGGCACTGCCGTTGTGGCAGGGCTTGGGCTCTGACACCCCGGCGGTTGCCACTTCGCCGATCAGTTCCTCTGCCAATTCGTCGGCTGCGACTGTCAGCTCCTCGGCCGCCTCGGTCAGCTCGTCGAGGGTGTTCTTGACGCCATGAGCCTTGGAGAGGAGGACTCGGCCTTCGAGGTCGAGCGACTCGGCGAGGTCGGTTGCCATGAGGAGGAGGGACTCCTCCAGCTCGGTGATGCGCTGCTCGGCTGTCACGGAGGCCGGCGGGGTCGCCGCCATGTGGAGCATGTGTGCCACGACGAGTGGCGGCACCGCTGATACGACGGCGACGAGTAGCGGGGACGTTGCCATGTAGCTCCTGTCAATCAGGTGTGCCACGACCTGAGCTGACAGTGCCAGCCCGAGGGCGGCTCCGGCGCCTATGGTGGCAGTGACACGGCCTGGCGCTTGGGCGCGGCGGCGCACTTCGGAGATGACAGCGGCGCACGCGGCGTAGGCGGAGATGGACACCGGCATGAGCCAGGTGATCCAGCCGTGCCAGCCTGCCAGTTCTGCCATGCGGATCTCGCCAGGCACGGACATGACGAGGGCGGCGACGAGGACGAGCGGACGACCGCCGGTGAAGACGGAGCGGGCGTACCAGGGCATGTGCATCGAAGACATGGGCTTGCCTTTCAGGTCTACCGGTGGCGGTCAGGCAGCGGCCAGGGCGGCGCGGACGAGGGCGCGGCCCCGCGTGTTGGTGTCGATGGCTTCGTCGACCTGGGGCGCAGGCGTGTCGCTGTCAGTGCCAAGGAAGGCGGCGGCGCGGTCGAGTTCATCGCGGCAAGCACCGCACACGGTGCCTCGGCGGCCGAGCGGGAATGGCGCGCGGCAGACCTCGCAGCGAGCGCGGGTGTCCGGGGCAGGCTTCGGCCTCGGCTGCGGCCGGGCGGGCATTTGGTTCTTCAGCCGGTAGGAGATGAGCGCTGCGGCGCTGTCGACCTGTTCAGGGAGTCGGGTGGTCAAGGCGTTGGTGATCTTCAGGGCGCTGTGGCCCTCGGTGAGCCAGGCGGCGGCGAGCGGGGCCAGGCGGAGCACTTCGCTGGTGCTGAGCTTCAGGCGCCGGTCGGCTTCGCCGAGTGCGGCGAGCGCCTGGGCGGCTCGGCCGGTTTCGGCGTCTGCCGGGTTGTGCTTGGTGTTGGGGACTTCCTCCTCCTCGCGGGCCCTGGCCTGCTTGGTGCCCTCGCTGTCAGCGGCGGAGGGGTCGGGGAGGAGGTTCTTCCCCTGGTTCTTTTCTCCCTTGGGAGAGCCGCCGATGGGCCGACCGTCCGGCTTACCGACCGCCGGAATGTGGTCAGTCGGAAGATCGGTGACATGGGTCTCCGTGCACCACGTGCCGGTGCTGGGGTTCTGGAAGCGCTCGCGGCGGAAGTAGCCCGCTGCTTCGAGCTGCCGGAACGCCTTGGAGACGGCTGCCCGCCCTTCCTCTACGGCGTCGGCGAGTGACTCGACAGTGACCTTCGCGTCGTCGGGCATGGACAGGAGCGTGACGAGTAGGCCGCGGGCGACCAGCGACAGCTTCTTATGCCGTGCGGCCTGGTTGGGCACGACCACGAAGGCGTGGTCGTGGCGGTTACGATGCACGCGCATCGAGAGACAACCCCTCTCGGTGTCGGCCCCGGCGAGGTGTTCGCGCACCTACGACCCGGGGCCGTTTGCTTGGATGCTGCGCAACCTACGCGATACTTTGACTGCATGTCCAGCGCGGTGACGACTGAGCCAAGATCTCGCCATCGGATGTGACGGGCGTCACCTGCTGGCTCCTTTCCGAAAAGAAGCCACCGCTCCGTATATATAAGTAGAGGCTTGAGCGAATTAAGTTCCTCGCCCATTGGGGCCCCTTCGGGGCCCACAGATCGAATCTCCTTCGCCGCTGCGACTTTCTCCCTTTGGCCCCTTCGGGGCCCCTCGGAGAAGACCTTCGCCGCTGCTCTCCTCCTTGAGGAATGTCAAGTAATAGGGAGGGAAGTTGGCTTGGTCTACTTCAAGTCGAAGAGAACGTCTGCCAGCGAACTGGGAGAAGATTCGGCGCCGCGTCCTGAACCGCGACGGCCATGAGTGCACAGCCAGAGACCAATACGGCGTGCGGTGTGCCGAGCCAGCCACCGACGTGGACCACATTCGACCCGGTGACGACCATCGAGAGGCCAACCTGACATCGCTCTGCGGGTGGCATCACCGGGTCAAGTCCTCCCGAGAGGGAGCCACGGTCAAGGCTGCCGTACGTCGGCGCCAAGACCGCAAGTTCCGCAGGACCGAGTCTCATCCGGGCCTGCTGTGAGCGCGCAGAGCTCTGGGCTTCGAGCCTGTTGAGCCGCGCCGGCCCCCGAGGTCTCCCCTCCCTCGGGGGCCCTTGACTTGAAAGGAGGTGGGCGAGATCCCTGGCCCCGTACCGAACCGCGAGGCGGATCTCGCCCGCCCCCGCGAACGCAAGGGTAGTGATGTCCAGTCGGTGACCAAGGGTGTCCTCCGAGACGTCAAGGTCCCCAATGCCGACCGGAATTGGCACCCGATCGCAAAGCGCCTGTGGGACTCGCTGAAGTCCTCCGGCCAGTCCGACTTCTACCAGAACAGCGACTGGGCTTTCGCCTACTCGCTGTGCGAAGACCTCAGCTATTACAAGAAGGCTGGCAAACGTTCCGGCCAGATGCTTCAGACCATCTATTCGGCCTTTGAACGGCTTCTCGTTACCGAAGGCGACCGGCGTCGTGTGCGCATCGAGCTTCACGAGCCCGAGGCAGAGGAACAGTCCGCTGCTGTACTCGCCATCGCCGACTACAAGCGGGATCTCGGCCTCGACTGACCGCCGCTCCCCCTGAGTTACCCGAGGGGGTGAGACCCATCGCAGCCCTGACAGCAGAAGAGATCGATGCCCTCGAACCGTCCTTCCTTGGCCCCACCTGGCAGCGCGAGCCTGATGGCGCGTGGAAGCTGCCCGAGCACACCCTCGGGTGGCAGATCGCCGGATGGTGCGCCGAGTACCTGAAGGCCGAGGACGGCGGGCCCTGGCGCTTCACGCGCGAGCAGCTCCGCTTCGTTCTTCACTGGTACGCCGTTGACGAGTCCGGCCGGTTCACACACCGGAAGGGCGTCCTTCAACGGCTCAAGGGCTGGGGCTAACCCGGTAAGGACCCCCTCCTCGCAGTGATCTCCCTGGTTGAGTTCGTCGGGCCGTCCCGCTTCTCCCACTGGGACAGCGGACAGCCGGTCGGCGTCCCACATCCCCAGGCGTGGGTGCAGATCGCAGCCGTGTCCCGCGACCAGACTCGCAACACCATGACCCTGATGCCGTCTCTGATCTCGGACAAGATGATCGAGACGTACGGCATCAAGGCAGGGGCCGAGCTGATCCGCGCCAACGGCGGCCGGCAGAGGCTCGAAGCGGTCACCTCGTCGTTCCGAGCCCTTGAGGGCGGCCGAGTCACGTTCACGGTGCTCAACGAAACGCACCACTGGGTGACTGGCAACAACGGCGACCGCATGTACGAGACGATCGACGGCAACGCCACCAAGAAGGACAGCCGTTACCTCGCGATCACGAACGCCTACCTCCCCGGGGAGGACAGCGTCGCCGAGAAGATGCGCGAGGCGTACGAGAAGATCCTCGACGGCCGGGCCGTGGACGTCGGCTTCATGTACGACTCGATCGAGGCGCACCCCGCGACCCCTCTGACGCCCGAAGCCATGCGCATTGTCCTGCCGAAGATCCGCGGTGACGCGGTGTGGCTGCGCGTCGAAACGATCCTTCAGTCGATCCTCGATACGACGATGGCGCCGAGCCGCTCGCGACGGATGTGGCTGAACCAGATCGTTGCATCCGAGGATGCCCTGTACGGCCCGGCCGAATGGGATGTGCTCCGCGACGAGACGTTGCTGCTCCAGCCTGGTGACGAGATCACGCTCGGCTTCGACGGCGGCAAGACGGACGACGCGACCGCTCTGGTCGCGCTCCGTACGAAGGACATGGCGGCCTTCATCCTCGGTCTGTGGGAGAAGCCGGACGGTCCGAAGGGTGACGGCTGGATCGTCCCCCGTGAGCGGGTCGACTCGGCCGTGCATGAGGCGTTCCGTGTGTTCGAGGTGCAGGGCTTCTACGCCGACGTGGCGCTGTGGGAGTCGTACATCTCCGAGTGGGACGCCACGTACGGCGAGGGCCTGGCCGTGAAGGCGCCGGGCAAGGACCGTATCGGCTGGGACATGCGCTCCAGTTTGAAGCTGTCGACGCTCGCGCACGAACGGCTGATGCGCTCGGTCTTTGACCGCAAGCTCAAACACGACGGCGACCGCAAGCTCCGCCGACACTCGCTGAACGCAATGCGCCGCACCAACAACTACGGAGTCTCGTTCGGCAAGGAGAGCCGCGAGTCACCCAGGAAGATCGACGCCTACGCCGCGCTGATGCTCGCGCACGAGGCCCTGGTCGATCTGCGCGCCCGTGGCAAGAAGGTCCGCAAGCGGACCGGCCGGGGCTTTTTCCTTTAACCGATTGCGAGATCTTAGCAAGGGTGGTGTCTCTTGACTGCCTCCGTTTCGCCCGCCGCGCTCGCGCGGCAGCTCCTCGCCATCCTGAATCGGGACGGCGACCGGCTGAAGAGGGTCGACGACTACCTCCACGGCCGTCATGACGACCCGTACATGCCGCCACAGGCCGACGACGAGTACCGGCTCCTCGCGCGCCGCGCGGTCTCGAACTGGATGCCGTTGCTCGTCGGCACCCCGGCCCAGGCCCTGTACGTCGATGGGTTCCGGCCGGGCAGCACCGAGGACGGGTTGCTGGCCGAGGTCGAGACGACCTCGCCGGAGTGGGAGCACTGGCAGCGGTCGCGTCTCGATGCTCGCCAGGCCGCCGTCTATCGGGGAGCTCTGGCGTACGGCCACGCCTTCACCGTCACCGAGCGGGACGACAAGGACGGACTGGTGCGCACGAAGGGGCTATCCGCGCTCCGGACGGCCGCTCTGTACGAGGACCCAGCGAATGATGACACCCCGCACGCGGCGCTGACGGTCACCGCCTGGCCGTCGGGCGATACGCGCGGCAAGGCGCGGATGTGGGATGCCGCGCACGAGTATGCCGTGACGTTCCGTGGCCTGGACGACGAGAAGAGCATCACGGTCGCCTCGCTGCGGCGACACGGCTCGTCGGAGTGCCCGGTGACCCGGTTCGCTTCCCTCGTCGACCTTGAGGGGCGCACGCTCGGAGTGATCGAGCCGATGATCGCCCTGCAAGACCGAATCAATCAGACGATCTTCGACTTGCTTGTTGCGCAGACGTACGCCTCGGTGAAGGTCCGGACAGCCACGGGGATGGCGCCGCCCATTCAGCGCGACCTCGAAACGGGCGAACCGGTCCTCGACGCGCAGGGCAACCCCATCCCCCTGCCGATCAACCACAACGCCCGCCGGTTCCTGTTCGCCGAGGACCCGGACGTCCGTTTCGGAAGCCTCGACGAGACTCCGCTCGGCGGGTTCATCGACAGCGTGGACATGTCCATAAGACACTTGGCCGCAGTCAGCCAGACCCCACCGCACCACCTACTCGGCCAGATCGCGAACCTGTCGGCCGAGGCCCTTCTTGCTGCCGAGACGGCCCTGAGCCGCAAGATCGCCGAGTTCCGTACGGCCTTCGGGGAGAGCTGGGAGAGGGTGTTCCGCCTGGCCGCCGAACTGGCCGGCCACTCCGCCATCGACTTCAAGGGCGAGGTCATCTGGCGCGACATGGAGTCGCGGTCCCTGGCTCAGGCAGCCGATGCGCTCGGCAAGCTCCGCGAGCAGCTCGGCATTCCTGCCCGTGGCCTGTGGCGACGCGTCCCCGGCGTCACACAGACCGAGCTTGAGGACTGGGAGCGGACGGCCGAAGAGGACGACTCGGTGGGACAGTTGGCCACCGCACTGACCCGGGCCACACCTGAAGTCCCGGTCGCACCTGCGGCGGTTGCGGCATGACCAGTGCAGCACGGCAGGCGGAGACCGATCGGGCATCAGTGGCCTTCCATGTCGCGCTGAGCCAGATCGGCGCGAAGACCACGGTCGAGGCCCTGTCCCTGTGGAACGAGGTTCCGGCCGCGCAGCGCGCGGCTACGGCGTCGGGCTGGCTGCGAAAGGCAATCACGCTGGTTATGTCGAGGCGGCGCATGTCGCGCGACCTCGCTCGGGCCTACTACAGGCTCGCCCGCGCCCTTCAGACGGGCCGCACCGTCGCCGACCCGTACCACCCGGAGCCGACGCACGTCACGCTCGGCGACCTCCGGCGGGAGTTCGCCGCGCTGGCCGGCACCTATTCACCCGGCAACGATCAGGCGGGCGGGGCCGCGACCGGCGAGTCCGGGGAAGCCCCGTCCGCCCATGATGATGAGTCCGGCCCCGCCGATCAGGATGCCCCGGAGACGCCCAAGGTCGACGACGGTCCGGAGCTCGACGACGGAGACGACGACTGGGAAAGGGTGCTCGTCGAGGAGCTCGACGGTCTCCGCGAGGAAGAGGAGCGCATCGAGCGGGAAGCGGAGGAAGAACTCCGCACGGTCCTGGATGCGCTCGGCACACAGAACCTCGACCGGCGGCTGTCCCAGGTCGACGACGAGCAGGCCGCGAAGGACGCCGATCGGCAGCGCGCCGAGGCTCACCGGCAGGCAGGCGCTCAACAGGCCGCAGCCGCCAGCCGAGTTGCGATGAACGGCGGCCGGTCAACGACGTGGAACCACATGCGGCGTGATCGCCGATCCCTCGGGTACGTCCGGCTGTCTCGCACAGGGACACCGTGCGGCTGGTGCGCGATGCTGATCAGCCGGGGCCCGGTCTACAAGAGCCGCGAGTCCGCCACCTTCGCGGACGGCGACCGCTACCACGACAACTGCCACTGCTACGCGATGCCGGTCTTCTCCTGGCAGCAGTACGGCTCATCCGAGCTGTTCGCCCTGTCCCGCGAGTGCGAGGCCCAGTGGCCCAAGGTCACCCGAGGACTTAGCGGCAAGGCTGCGGTGAGCGCTTGGCGGCGCTTCATCCGCCAAAAGCAGCGCGAAGCACACAAGGCCGCAGCCCAGGAGGCGCGGCGATCCACGACCACAGCCCAGGAGGCGTGACCCGTGTCCGAACAGACCCCTGCCCCGACCGACGAGCAGACCAGTGAACACGAGCAGCTCCAGGGCGAATCGCCCTCTCCGGAGTCGCAGGCCGGCGCTTCGGAAAGCGACCTGCCCGAGTGGGCGCGCAAGGAACTGACCAAGGTGCGGGGCGAGGCCGCCTCGTACCGCACGCGGCTCCGTGACGCCGAGTCGAAGCTCTCCGAGGCGAAGTCGCCGGAGGAGTTCGAGGCCGCGCTCGCCGAGGTCAAGGCGAAGGACGCGGAGCTCGAACGCTCGGTCCTCGTCGGCTCAGTCGCCCGGAGGTTCGAGCTTCCTGACGACCTCGCCTCCCGTCTGCGCGGCGAGACGCCCGAGGAGCTGGAGAGCGACGCGAAGGCGCTTCAGATGCTGCTCGCCCCGAAGGCTCCCCCGTCTCTCGGTGGCGGCCTGAATCCGTCCGACGAGGACGACGGCGAGATGGACCCGCGCAAGCTCGCTCGCCGCACTCGGCGCGTTTAGCGCCGTGAAGGGACGTTTTCCCTAGCCCCCCCGAGCCGACCGGCCGGGGGTTTCCCTATGCCCCCGGAGTAGCTCTTTTGCCCACCGCACAGCACCAGGTCGTCAAGCCGCAGAAGCTCGTGAACACCGCAGTCGGGATGCTCGAACAGGAGTTGATCATCCCGAACCTGTTCCAGAAGCAGGGACTCGACGCCTTCAAGGGCGCCGAGAACGACACCATCTCCATGAAGGTCGAAGGCATCCTGCCGTTCCACGACTACGCGTGGCGCAACGACCGCAGTCAGCCGATCCAGTTCGACGAGTACAGCGAGCGCAAGATCGCTGTGAGTTTCGGCGGCAACTCCTACAGCGCCGTCAAGCTGACCGACGAGCAGAACGACTTCGATATCGACCAGTGGTCGAAGCTGCTCCGCCCGCAGGTCAAGGCGGTCTCCCGCGGCCTTCAGCGCCGCGCGGTGAAGACCCTGACCGGCCAGGCGTACAACGTCACCATCGGCAACGCGGCCCAGAACCTCCGCTCCGCGCTCATCGAGGCCCGACGCGTCCTCAACGCCTTCCACGCCCCGCGCGAGGGCCGCTATCTCCTGGTCGGCTCCGACTTCGAGTCGGCGCTACTGAACGACGAGAAGCTCAACCTGGCGCAGAACGTGGGCGATTCGGAGGCTGAGTCCGCGCTTCGCACCGCGACGCTGGGCGAGCGGTTCGGCTTCCGGATCATCGTCGACCAGACCATTCCGAGCGACGCCGCATACGCCTTCGCCTCCAGCGCCTTCATCTTCCTGTCCGGCGCCCCGAGCGTCCCGCAGTCCGTTCCGTATGGCGCCACCACCAGCTTCGAGGGCATCGCTCTCCGCTGGATTCGCGACTACGACTCGCTGTACCTCCAGGACCGCTCGGTCGTGAACACGTACAACGGCTTCCGCTCCGTGACGGACATCCTTGTCGGCTGGGACGACGCCGCCGAGAAGGAGATCATCTCGACGCAGGAGCACTTCGTGCGCGGTATCAAGCTCTCCCTCGACGGCAAGAGCGACTACCCCGAGGCCGCCTCCGAGCTGGCCAAGATCACGGGTGTCTCCGACGCGAAGGTCTGGACTCCGACCGGCCCGAAGCCGGAGGACGACCCGGCCAACGCCTGATACCCGCCGCGCAGGGGCCGGCGCCATGTGTGCCGGCCCCTGCTTGGCCTGCCCGAAAGGAGGTTGAGACGTGGCGTACGCGACGCTCGACGAGCTGAAGGGCCGCCTCGACTGGGAGTTGGACGAGGACGAACTCCGCATCGCCTCAGCGGCGTTGGAGGATGCCTCCGACTTGGCGGTGACGTACGGGCGGGAGTGGCCGGAGGCCACGGCTCCTCGCCTGGTGAAGACGCTCGTGCTGAAGTCCGCGGCGAGGTACATGCGCAACCCGAACGGCTACACGCAGAGCCGGGCGGGAGACGAGACGCTCGCCTGGTCGGACATCGGTCGCGACGCGGGCTCCATCTACTTCACGCGCGAGGAGATCCGGCTCCTGGAGGAGCTAGCAGGTCGCAGGCGAGGTCTCAGCAGCGTCCCCGTCTCGGCCTGGGGTACGCGGCTCCGCCCCGGCCGGTCCTCGGTCCCCGTCGACTACGGCGGCGACCCCTTCCCGCTGTTCGCTGACCAAGCGAGCCCCTGGTGAGCGTGCAACGACGACGCGGCCAGAAGGCGCGCGTCTGGCGAACGGTCGAAGTCGTCGACAACCGAGGCAACAAAGTCGTCGTGGCCGACCCCGAGGGCCCGATCTCGGTTCGGGCGGCCTTCATCCCTCAACGCTCCTCCAAGGCGGAGGTGCCGGGTCAGCAGCAGATCAACGTCACCAGGATGGTGGTCGACGCCCATCTCACGGGCGTCTCCCTGTGGTCACGCGTGGAGTACAACGGCCGTGAGTGGGACATCGTGTCCCCTCCCTCCTACCACCACGGCGACCGCCGCACCCGTCACTGGAGCATCGACATACGGGAGCGGCCCTGATGGCGAACATCTACAACAGCGTCGGCGGTAGGAAGCTCTCAAAGGTCATCGCCCTGAATGAGGGCGTACAGGCCGAACTCGAAGCGCGGACCTTCGAGATTGCCGTCCGCGCCGAGGAGATTCTTCAGCAGCACCGCGCCGACGGTCATTCGGAAATCCTCATAGAGGAGGGGAAGGTCGACAAGTACGTCATCCTCTCCGACGATCGCGGCCAAAGGGCCGCCATGTCGATCGAGTACGGGCGCAAGGCTTCCGTGGTCGTCCGCAAGGACAAGCACGGGAACGAGTTCCTGGACGTCGTACCCGAGATGGATGGCCTGTACGTCCTGGCCACTGCATCGAACCTTCCCAAGAAAAGGAAGGGCAAGGTGAAGGTCGACTAAGTGGCCGGCATACCAGACCACATCAAGGCCCTCGCCGAGCTCTCCCCCGTCGAAGACCTCTTGCTGGCCATCCTCCGCAAGGGTCTTCCGGGCATTCGTGTGAAGTCCCTCATCGACCAGCACGAGAAGTTTCCTCTGGTGCTGATCCGCCGCGATCCGTCCTTCGGTCAATGGTCTGCCGACACGCGCTTCACGGACTCGGCGCGAGTGGTGATCAACGCCTTCGCGCCCGATCCCAACGGCGACGAAGACGCCGCGATCCTGAGCGAAGCCGTGCGTGTCACCCTGCGGGATGCCTGGCTCAAGCCTCAAGTCATCCCCGGCCGGGGGCACATCACCCGCGTCGACATGAACTCATCCCCTCGCCGGGCAAGCGACTGGGCCACGGCCACCGGTCCCGTGCAGTACGCGGACCTCCCCACGGACGTGTGGCGTTACGAGTCGATCTACGACATCCAGATCCGGAAGCCGCGGACGCGCCCCTACCCCCCTCCCTGAAATCCCCCAGTAAGGAGTGCGCCCCTTGGCGCTGAACGACAATGCAACCCTTGTCGTTGGGAGTGGCAATTACCTGACCGCGCCGGTCGGTACCGCCATGCCCGATGACCTTCTGGTGCCTGTTTCCCCGTGGCAGTCCGTTGGCCACACGAGTCTTGAGGACGTTTTCGGCATCACGTCCGAAGGCGGCGAGGCCACCACCATCGGCACCCTCCAGAACAAGTCTCTGCGAACGAAGTATTCGGCTCGTACTGAGACCATGACCTTCACGCTTCAGCAGTTCGACACGACTGGACTGAAGCTCTATTTCGGCGCCAACGCGCCGATCCTTCCGGATGGTTCGGTCGGCGTGCCTGCCGATCCGGTGCCCACTCAGTCGGCATTTCTCGCCATCTTCATCGACGGTGAGAACCACTTCGCGTTCTACGCCCCCAAGGCGGAGATTTACCGCAACGACGACATGGCGATTGCGGACACCGAGTCTCTCGCGGGTCTGCCGCTCGGCGTGAAGCCGATGACGCTCGGCAACAACTCCTGGACGTACGCGGTGACTCCGCTCGGCGGAACGGTTGCGACCGGCGCTACGGCCGGTTCGCCTGGCACGTACACCCCGGCCGGAGCCGTCGCCCCTGTTGACCTCGCCGCTCTCGGCGCGGTGATCGCCACCCCGTCGAGCGCTTGGTCTGCCGGTCAGCACGTCGTGCTCGGCGACAGCTCGAAGGCGCACTGGGACGGCTCGAACTGGGTGACCGGCCCGGCCGCCTGACCCCTTCCCAGCCCCCGGTGCGAGCGCACGCGGACCCCGTTCACACCGGGCCCTCCCCTTTCTCGGTCCGCCCCAACTTCCGGAGGTCCGCACCCCCATGGCTTCTTTCTCCCTCGACAACATCCGCACCGCCGCCGAGGCCAAGTACGGCAGCACAGACATCGAGCTCGGCGACGACACCATTCGCCTCCTCAATCCGCTCCGCCTGCCGAAGGCGAAGCGCACGGCGCTGTCGCAGCTCCAGGACCGCATGGGCGGCGAGGACGCTGACCAGGAAGAGCTTCTGTCCGAGGCGATCCGTCTCGTCGCCGAGCACCCGAAGGCTGCTGACAAGCTCCTCAAGGAGGTTGGCGGCGACCTCGCTGTCCTAGCCGAGATCTTCGACCGGTACGGCAAGGGTGCCCAGGTGGGGGAAGCCTCGGCCTCTGCCACCTGATCGACGACTTCGGCGAGGGCCTGTATGCGGACCTGCGCTTCTACTACGGCGTTGATCTTGCCGACGTGATCGCAGGCCGCGGGCCCTCGCCCGCGTTGGTCCTCGCCTTGGTGCAGAGGCTGCCTGACACCTCCTTGACCGTCGCCCTCGCGTCCGGCGGCCGGGAGCACTTCGGCTGGGGCGTCGATCGCCACATGGCCGCAGACATCTTCGACGCGGTGAACCAGAACACGCGCGCCACGGGGCAGTGGGGCAAGGGCAAGGCCCCGAAGATCCCGCCGTTCCCCCGCCCGCAGATCAAGGCCAAGGCCAAACCGAAGGCCGGAAAGCGGGCCGCTTCGGTGGCCGCGATCTACAAGCACTTTCAGCGGAGGTAGCCCTTGGCAACGGGGCAGATCATCGGCCGCGTCGCCGTCAAGGTTCTTCCCGACACGTCGGACTTCCGCAAGCGGGCGGAGCGTCAGCTCGAACGCGTCGAGCAGCAGCTCAAGTTGACGGTCGCAACGAAGATCGACATGAGCGGTGCGTCGAAGGAGTTCGTCGAGGAGCTCCGGAAGATCAACAAGCGGAACAAGCAGTCCGACGCCCGCAAGATCAGGTTCTACACGACGATCAGCACCGACGGCATGGCGACCGCTGTGCGGAACGCCGCCCGCGAGCTACAGCACCGGGCGAACAGTCAGAAGATCGATTTCAAGGTCGACGACCTCAAGGCGGCCGGCAAGGTCGAGCTGGAGCTTGACGAGGAGTCCGCCCGCAGGGTCAAGCACAAGCTCAAGGACTGGGCCGACGACCTCAGCCCGCTGAAGATCAAGGTCGAGCTCGACATCCCCAACGGGGCCGGGGCCCGCATCTCCGCTCGGCTCCAGGTGCTCACGCGTCCGCGCACAGTGCCGATCGTGCCGAAGCTGGACAGCACCGCCGTCACGAAGGTGGCGACCGCGCTGGCCGCGCTGTCGGGTGCCCGCGTGCTGAACCGGATGTTCGAGAGGCTCAGCAACACCCTCAAGAACCTGGACAAGAGCGTGCCGGTCATCGGCTCACTGGCCCTGGCCATCGCGGGCCTGGCCGGGTGGGGCCTCTCCGCCGCGAGCAACCTGGCCGCGCTGTCGTCGAGCCTCGCCTCGATCGGCGCAACCTCGCTTCTCCTGCCCGGCCTCCTCGGCGGCATGGCGGTCGGCCTCGGTACGACGATCGCCGCGTTCAAGGACTTCAACAAGGTCCTGCCGGAGGTCAAGACCCAGCTCTCGGCGCTCCAGGACACCATCTCCGAGAACTTCTGGGCGAAGGCCGCGGAGCCCATCCGCACGATGGTCGACGAGCTCCTCCCGGAGTTCACGGCCGGTGTCGCCAAGACCGCCACCCAGCTCGGCGGATTCTTCGGCGGTCTCGCCAAGTCCCTTCAGGGCGCGCTCGATCCGGCCCTGAACCAGATGTTCACCGACCTCTCGTCGTCGATCAACATCGCGACGAGCGGCACGAACGCCTTCGCGAACATCATCGCCGTCCTCGGCAAGGTCGGCACCAGCTACCTGCCGTCGCTGGCTCAGTGGTTCGTCGACATCTCGGAGCGCTTCTCCGACTTCCTCACCAAGAGTGAGGGGAACGGCAAGCTCAAGGGCTGGATCGACGAAGGAATCCAGTCCCTCAAGGATCTGGGGTCGGTCCTCTTCAACGTCGGTGGGATTTTCGCCGGCATCAGTCGCGCGGCCGAGGCTGCGGGCGGCTCCTCGCTCGGCATGATGGCCGACACCCTCGAAAAGATCCACACGACGGTGGACAGCGAGGGCTTCCAGACCGGCCTGACCAACGTCTTCGCCGCAGCCCACACGGCGATGAACGCCATCGCCACCCAGTCGGGCCCGGCGGTCAAGAACCTCTTCGCTGAGCTCGGCAACCTTCTCACGGAGCTTCTGCCGCAGGTCGGCGAGATCATCGGCACTGCCCTGGACGCGGTCGCCTCAGCACTGGCGCAGCCAGCTGTGACCGAGGGCGTCAAGGCGATGTTCAACGGCATTCAGACTGCCGTCGAGGCCCTCGCCCCGGCCATGGCCCCTCTGGGCCAGGCGCTCGGCGCGCTGATGCAGGTAATCGGCGCGTTCGCCGCGATGCTCGGCCCGCTGATCGCAGCCGCGCTCGTTCCGTTGGCCAATGCGTTCACGGCGCTGGCGCCGTCGATCACGCCGATCATCCAGCTCCTCGGTGGTGCGCTGACGCAGGCGATCCAGGCCATCGCGCCAGTCCTGACGCAGCTCGTCCCGGTGATCGGCCAAGCGCTCAACGGTGCCTTCCAGTCGCTGAGCGGCATCCTGCCGACCATCGCCGAGGCGTTCGGGCAGATCGTCACGGCGATGGCGCCAGTCATCGCCCAGCTCGTGAGCGCGCTCGCGCCGATCCTGCCGATCATCGCGCAGCTCTTCGCGCAGATCTTCTCGGCACTCGCGCCGCTCGTGTCGACCCTGGCGTCCGCGCTGGCGCCAATCCTTCCGGTCCTGTCGCAGGCCCTCCAACAGGTACTGACGGCACTCCAGCCGATCATCCAGGTCGCGCTACAGATCATTACGGCGGTCATCCAGCCGCTGTTGCCGATGCTGAGCGAGGTCATCCAGTCGGTTCTTCCGCCACTGGCTGACGCGATTCAGCGACTGCTCGAAGCGCTCCAGCCGGTATTCGACGCCCTGCTCAAGGTCGTCAACATCCTGATGCCGGTCCTCGTGCCGGTCATCCAGTTCATCGTCGAGCTGTTGGCCAAAACGCTGGTCGACGCGGTCAACGGCGTTGCCCTGGTCTTCGAGGGCCTGGTCGAGATCGTGAAGGGTGTCTGGGACACCATCGTCGGCGTCCTGAAGATCGCCTGGGGCTTGATCGAGGGCCTGTTCACCGGCAACTTCAGCACGCTGAAGGAGGGCTGGTCTCAGTTCTGGTCCGGCATCTGGAGCTTCGTCAAGGGCATCTGGGACACCATCCTCGGCGCGTTCAAGACCTTCTTGAGCGTCGGCATCCTCGGCGCGGCCGGCAAGGGCCTCAAGGCCATTGGCGCCGCGTTCAAGGCGGGCTGGAAGGCCGTCCTGGAGTTCGGCAAGTCCGCCTGGTCGGCCATCACCAGCGGCTTCAGCTCCTTCGGCTCGTTCCTCGCCAACCTGGGCCGCTCGATGATGTCCCGTCTCGGCAGCCTGTTCTCTGCGGGCTGGTCGGCGATCAAGGACGTGGCCGGTAGGGCAATGTCCGCGCTCGGCCGGGCGATCTCCACGGGCATCACCGAGACGATCGGGTTCGTCCGACAACTGCCCGGCAGGGCCAAGGACGCGCTGAGCAACCTCGGTTCGACACTCGTCGGCGCAGGCAAGGCGCTGATCCGGGGCCTGATCGACGGCATCAAATCCATGTTCGGCGCGGTCAAGAACAAGCTCGGCGAGCTGACCTCGAAGCTGACCGACTGGAAGGGACCGGCACCGAAGGACGCCGTACTCCTCTATGACGCCGGTCGGCTGATCATCAAGGGCCTGGTCAAGGGGCTGGAGTCGGAGTTCGACAGCGTCAAGGCGGCGCTCAACGACCTCACGGCGCAGATCCCCGCGAACGCCTCTCAGGGCCTGAAGGACCGGATCAACAGAGACCGCGCCCAGCTCCTGAAGCTCGCAGCCCAGTGGGATGGCGGAGCCAAGAAGCTCGAAGCCGCCCGTGACAAGCTCGACAAGCTCCGCGAGGAGGCCGCGGACTACGCGTCCCGCGTGGCAGACAAGATCGTCGACACGGGCAATGTGACCCGCTTCGAGGACTCCACGTTCCAGGGCATCGTCACCGGCCTGCAAACGGCAGTCGACCAGGCCAAGCGGTTCGCGCGTGCTCTGGCCGATCTGAAGGCCAAGGGTCTGAATCAGACGGCCATCGACCAGATCGCCAGTGCCGGGCCGGAGGCAGGGCTCTCTGCGGCCGAGTCGATCGCGGCGGCCGGCAAGGACGGCATCGCCGAGATCAACCGTCTGCAAGACGAACTCGCGAAGTACGGCAAGCAGGCAGGCAAAACCGCCGCGGACGCGATGTACGCCAACGGCATCGCCATAGCCGAGGGCCTGGTCAAGGGCCTGGAGGCACAGCAGAAGTCCATCGAGAAGCAGATGCTCAAGATCGCTGATGCCATGGTGGCGGCGATCAAGAAGAGCCTCGGCATTCACTCGCCCTCGCGCGTATTCGCAAAGCTCGGCGGCTTCGTCGGCCAGGGCTTCGCCAAGGGCATCGAAGGCGAGTCCGACCGCGTGGCCAAGGCTGTCGACGCCATCACGGCCCGCCCCGGCTCGGCGGACTACGCCAGCGCCGCCCGCTCCGTCTCGGCCGCCGTGTCACACGGACTCGGCGCGGGCTCCTCTGGCGCGGTGACCAAGGTTCTCAACTACTACGCGGCCCCAGGGGCGTCGCTCAGCTCCGAAGAGGAGCTGTTCGCCGCGACCGGCCGCGCACGAATGGTGGGGTGGTGAGTGACTGCACTCCTACTGCAAACCGAGCGTGACGCGCTCGATCTGAACGGAGTGGCAGGGCAGGGTTCGGGCTTCCAGGCTACGGCCGGGCTGACCGGCCTCGGCCTGCCCTCCGTGTCCGCACAGTGGCTGGAGGGCGCGGGGGACGGCTCGCGCTTTCGAGGTCAGCGGGTCCTCTCCCGCGACTTGGACATGCCTCTCGACATCGTGGGCCGGGACAGGAAGCACCTGCGGCAGCTCATCTCTCGTCTCGCGCGGGCGGTGGCCGGGGAGTGCTCCCTCGTCCTGGTCGACGACGAGGGCGTTCGCTGGACGACACCCGTGTACCGCACGGGCGGCGGAGACATCGAGCTCAGCAACGGCAACGACCTGCAAACCGTCATCTCCTTCCGCGCTCCGGACCCGTACTTCACCGCCGGAACCGTCTCCACCCAAACCGTGGGTGGCGATCCCGGCAGTCAGCCGTTCCTCTCGTCGCTTGTCTCCCTGCCCCTCGCGGCCTCGCAGGCGATCGGCGAAGTGCAGCTCGACAACATCGGCGACGCTGACGCCTACCCGAAGTGGGAGGTGTACGGACCAGGCCGCGAACTGACCGTGGTCTCACCGACTGGCGAGACGCTCCAGTGGCACGGCACGCTCTCCGCCACGGAGAAGCTGATCGTGGACGTACGGGCCGGAGCCGTGAAGGACGGCACCGGGGCCAACCGGTACGCCGACCTGGCGTCGGCCCCCCGCTTCTGGACCGTGCCCCCTGGCACGTCGACCGCGAGCGTGAGCCTCCTCGACACCACCGCGGCCTCCAAGGTCGTGTGCTCGTGGAGGCCGCGCCGATGGATGGTGATCTGAACTGAAGCTCAGTGACCTCACGGTCGAGGTCCGCGACAAGTCCTTGACCCGCCTCGGTCTGATCCGGCCGGAAGACCTGTCGCTAGAGATCCAGGACCAGTACAACAACGTCGGCACGTGGAAGTTGACCTTGGCCAGCGAACACCCGCTCGCCGACGTTCTTCGGGTTCCCGGCTCCGGCCTCATCATCACCGGCCCCGGTGATGTGCTGATGTCCGGGCCGGTCACCTCGTCCGAGTACGCGGCCACCCCGGAGGACCGACACGGCAGCATCGTCTTCGATGGTGTTTCCGACACGGTGATCCTCTCGGACATGCTTGCCTGGCCCGAGCCGTCCAACCCCGACGTGACCAAGCAGTCCACTGGCCACGACGAGCGCACGGGCCCGGCCGAGTCCCTGATGCACGCGTACGTCAGCGCAAACTGCGGACCAGCGGCACCGGCCGCTCGGCGGCGAGCCGGGCTGGCCATGGGGCCGGACCAGGGCCGGGGCCCTTCCATCTCCAAGTCGGCTCGGTTCCCCCCGCTCGGTGAGCTGCTGACGGCTATCGCGGTCGTTGCCGATCTGGGCTTCCGCATCGTCCAGCGCGGCACACGCCTCGTCTTCGAGACGTACCAGATCGCCGACCGCACGAAGGAGGTCCGCCTCGACGTATTGGCGGGCACCCTCGCAGGCCAGCGCGTCTCGGTGTCGACCCCTGGTGCCACGCGCGTCATCGTCGCGGGCCAAGGCCAACAAGCAGACCGCACCTTCGTGCCGGTCGACAACGAGACCTCGATCGGCGCCGAAGCCGACTGGGGCCGACGAATTGAGAGGTTCGTCGACCAGCGCAACACCGACAACCTCGACGAGCTGACGCAGGCCGGCAACGAGGTCCTGGCTGACCAAGGGTTCACATCAACTGCTGTGCAAGCAGTGCCGGTTGAAGATTCGGCAGCCGAGTTCGGCGTCGACTGGGCCCTCGGCGACCGCGTGAGCGTCATCGCTGGCGGCCAGGAACTGACGGCGCCCGTAACCGGCATGGTCATCAAGGCCAACGACTCCGGGTTCCAAGCCGGAGCACTCCTCGGTGACCCGACCGGCTTCAACCCCAACGCCCTGGCGGCCAAGCGCGCGCAGAGCACCGAGAACCGCGTCTCCGCCCTGGAGCGCAACACAGAAGGAGGCGGGGCAGATCCCGTCATGAGTCTCATGGGAGCGTGGTAGTGGCGAATACGCCGAAGGCTTTCTTTCGAGCGGCGATGCCCACCGCGATGTCGACGGCCTACACCGTCCCCAATGCCGGTCTCGCCGTCGTGACGAACATCGTCGCCACCAACCCTTCGCCCACGGCAAGCGCGAGTGTGACTGTGCGGCTCGGCGGGGTGCCCCTCCTCTCGGGTGTCGGCATCGCGCCGAGCGGTGTCCTCACCCTCGACCTCCGGCAGGTGCTCACCTCGGGCGACACGATCGAGATCCAGGGCAGCGGCGCCCAGGCCCATACCCACATCAGCGGCGTGGAGGTGATCTGATGAGCCTCACTGTGTGGCCCGCCCCGGAGGACAAGGGAGTTGTCGGCCCCACTGGAGCATCCGGCGTCCAGGGGCCGAAAGGCGACACCGGCCAGCCCGGACCGCGAGGCGACACGGGAGCCACCGGCCCCGCAGGGCCCATCGGACCAACCGGGCCCCAAGGCGCAGCCGGACCCCAGGGCCCGGCCGGAGCGCCCGGAGTCGTTCAGTCGGTGTGCGGCATCAGTGCCGCGTCCATCACCCTCACCGCAGCCAACGTCGGCGCTCTCGCTGTGTCGTCGCGCGGGGCGGCGAACGGAGTCGCAGCACTTGACCCCTCCGGCCGGGTGCCGGCCGCCCAGCTCCCAGAGACGCTGCTGAACGAATGGGGCCCGGAGGATCACGGCCTGGTCGCGTGGGCCTTCGATCCAGCGGTGGCCAGCTCCACCGGTCTCTTCCCTGGCTCCGGCCCAATCCGGGTCACAGCCGTACGTCTCCGCCAGTCCGCGCCGGTGAGCCGAATCGCCTGGCACGCCACCGGCTATGCGGGCGGCCTGACCTCCGGCTCCTGGGCCGCGCTCTACGACGCCAACGGCAACCGCGTTGCCGCGACGGGAGACCTGTCCACCGCCACCTACGAGCCCGCCGAGGTCCACAACGGAGGTGGCGCCGCTATCAGTTCGCCCCTCGCCTCGCCAACCCTGCTCGCCCCAGGTGTCTACTTCATCGCCTGGCGCATGCAGTACAGCACCTCGGCCGGGGACGGTCCGATGCTCCTGGCGGCCGAGTCGTCAGCCGGAGCCCCACCGAACTTCTTCGGCCTCAACACGGTGAAGCGGTTCGGCTATTACGCCTCCGGCGCCACCACCGCCCCCGCCTCCATCTCTGTCTCTTCCATGCTCAACGGCGCGAACCGCTTCTGGGCTGCCGTGGCATAACGAAAGGCCCGTGAGTGAAAGCCATCTCCGCCGCCGTCCCGTTCCACCAGACCGGCGAGTACCAGAAGGTGTACGGCACGGTGACGATCACCATCGGCGAGCCCTACGCCTCCTACCCCGATCTCACCGCACCGGAGCGAGAAGCGATCCTGCGGGCAGCCATCGCTGCGATCCGCGGCGCCCTGCCCAGCGACCTGGAGTCCATGTTCCCCTCGCTGCGGTTCGCCGAGGACTCGACCGTCTGACTTCCCCTCCCTACCACCGGCCTCCGCGACATGAGCGGGGGCCTTTCCGTTGCCACAGGAAGGACCCGCTTAGTGGCGAAAAGCTCGTACCCCTTCGATGGGCAGACCGCGACCGAATCCCAGTACAGCCGTCTCTTCCGTGAGTTCCAGGACTCCGGAGTCGTCGGCACAGCTGACGGCCTCGATCTCAAGGTCTACGCGGACGGGTCTGGCATGAAGGTCTTCGTGCAGCCGGGCTTCGCGATCCTGCGGGGGCACGCCTTCTTCTCCACCGCAGTGGAGGCCCTGAACATCGCCGCACCCGACAGCGCCGAGCGACGCGACCGCATTGTCCTGCGCCTCGACCCGGCAGCGAACCGCATCGACCTTGCCGTGCTCAAGGGCGTAGCGGGCGGTGCCGCCATCGAGCCCACTCAGACCGATACCGACATCTTCGAGTTGTCGCTTGGACTGGTGCGCGTCTCCCCCGGCGTCACGAACATCGCGGCTGACGCGGTGATCGAAGCGCGGCGCTACTCCGGATCGCGCGTCGGCACATGGACGACGAATACCCGGCCGATGACGCCGCGCGTCGCCCAACTCGGCCTGAACCGAAACACCATGGGGTGGGAATACTGGGACGGAACGTCCTGGGTAGACCTCGCCCCCGTGGTCACGTGGTCGAACATCTCCGGCCGTCCAGCCACGTTCGCTCCGGCCGCCCACTCCCACGGCTGGGCTGAAGTAACCGGCAGGCCGACCACGTTCCCTCCGTCAAGCCACACGCACGACTGGGATTCGATTTCCGGCAAGCCCTCGACGTTCGCCCCTGCGACGCACTCACACTCGTGGGCGTCGATCACGAGCAAGCCGACCACATTCCCTCCGTCGGGCCACTCGCACGGCTCGTACCTGGAGGCCGGCGACACGATCGCCTGGGCGAACGGCTCGAAACAGCCACACGCTCGCGGCGTCTCCGGCTCCGGCACGTACTACGCCGTGTGGGTCCGTGGCGACGGCGGCTTCTGCCGAAACACCTCCTCGATCCGCTTCAAGGAGAACGTCCGCGATCAGGAGGTCGCCCCTGATGACGTGCTCGCCCTGCGCCCGGTTGTCTACGACCGGAAGCCGGAGGACGGGCAACCCGGACGGAAGGGCGAGGTCGGGCTGATCGCGGAGGAGGTCGAGAAGACCCTTCCGTGGCTCGTGAACTACCTGGACGGCGAGGTCGACGGTCTTCGGTACGACCTGCTTGGCGTCGCCCTTCTGTCCGTCGTCCAAGACCAGGACGCACGCATCAAGGCCCTGGAAGCGCGGCTCGCGGAGTCCGCCGGGTGATCGAGCCGAGCGTGCAAGTCGCCTTGGTCTCAGCGGGCGGCACCGTAACCGTCGCCCTGGTGGGGGTCCTGGTGGAGCTCGTACGGCGCCAGGGCCAAGCGCTGAGCGAAGTGCGCGAGCACACGGAAGAGGCCCGCCACCAGGTCGCGAACACGCACAGCACCAACCTGCGCGACGACGTGGACCGCGTACTCGACGGCATGGAGCAGCTCCTCGCGGGCCAGCTCCGCCATGACGAAGCCCTCGGCCGGCACGGCGACGAGATCAATGCCCTGCGCCGCGAGATGGCCCACGAACGTGTCGAGCGCCTGGCCGTCGCCGAGCGCCTCGACAACCACCTGTCCGCCAACTGACCTACCTCCCAGGCCCCTTCTCCATTCCGGAGAGGGGCCTTCGTCATGTCCAGAAGGAGAACTCCCCCTGTCTGCAACGAAGTACCCGTCGGCCGACACCGCTCAGTGGTTCTCGGGTCGGCACCCCGGCGACACCATGCCGCACCCGAACGTGATCGTCCTGCACACCACCGAGGGCGGCTCGTGGCCGGACTACTCCGGTGGCTCAGTCGCCCCGAACTTCACCGTGAAGGGCGGCCAGGTCCGGCAGCACTTCGCCGCGAACGAGTCGTCTCGCGCGCTGGTCAACAAGAGCGGCGGCGTCCAGACGAACACCCTGAACGTCATCCAGATCGAGCTGGTTGGCACCTGCGAGAAGGGCGGGCCCGGCCTGTACTGGCCCAACGCCAGTGACGCCGACCTGAAGCCCCTCGCGGATCTCGTGCGTTGGCTCACCCAGCAGTACCCCATCCCGCTCGTGTCAACCTCGAAGCCCTGGCTGGCCTACCCGTCGAGCTACGGGTCGAAGAACGGGCAGCGGATGAACTTCGCTGAGTGGACCAACTTCCGTGGAATCTGCGGCCATCAGCACGTACCGGAAAACGATCACGGCGATCCGGGAAACTTCCCCATCGACCGCCTGATTGCGCTGGTCAAGGGCGGGAAGCCCGCGCCCTCGAAGCCGTCGTCCGGCATCGTCGCCCTGTCGGCCGGCGTGCGTCCCGGGGCTCGGCACCCGCAGGTGAAGGATCTTCAGCAGCTCCTCATCAAGGCCGGGTACGGGCCGATCAAGGGTGCGGTCACCGACTACTACGGGGTGAACACCCAGGCCGCGGTGGCGCGTTTCCACGACCGCAATCCGAAGTACAAGTCGATCGGGCTGATCCGCGATCCCCGCATCGGGCCGTCCGGGTTCGTCGCTCTGCAGAAGCTGGCGGGCCGCCGATGAGCAAGATGCACACGCCCGGCTTCAAGCCGGTCTCGCTGGTGAGCCTGCTTCCCGTTCGCTACCGCTCGCGGGTCGGCGCAGTCCTGGCCGCGCTCGGCGTGGTGGTCAGCGTGCTGTCCGTCGCCTACGCGGACAGGCCCGAGATCGCGGTGATCGTCCAGATCCTGACGGCACTTGGTGTCGTCGCTCCGGCCGAGGAGCAGCCGGACGACCCGATCGAGTAATGACGAAGGCCCCGTTGACCTCTTCGGTCAGCGGGGCCTTCTCGTCGTTGCGCTACTTGCGCTTTGACTGCTCGATCTCGGCGACGGTGGTCACCTTGGGGCGGCGCGATTGCGCCTTCTTGGCAACTGCCTTCTTCGCTGCGGTCTTCTTCGCTGCGGTCTTCTTCGCGGGGGCGGCAGCCTTCTTCGCGGCAGGCTTCGACTCGGGCTCGACCAACTTCCGCGTCATCGTGGCCACCTCGTCGGCAGGAGCACTCGGGGCAGCGGAGGAACCCTCCTCTACCTGCGGAGACTCCGCTTCGAGGATCTCCTCCAGCGTGTCAGCGTGGTCCCCGCATCGGTCCGTTTCGACCATGCGCCCACCCTCGGTGACGGTGTAGTGACGGGTCTCGATGCCGACCCTCTTGCACACATCGCAAACACGTACGCTGAGTAGCACAACCATCGCACCCATTCGTTTGTCTTGACGAGTCAAAGTCTCGCGTGTCAGTGTAGGGGTGTATTGGGGCGCAGTAGAAGTTGCGCCCGGGGGGATGCCACACGCCGAAGGGACAACATGCCCGCCAAGAGCAAGATCCAGGATGAGCAGGAGGCAATCCGTTGGATTGAAGAGGGCAAAACCTACTCCTGGATCGTCGAGCAGTACAAGACTAAGTACAACATCGAGACGACGCCTTCCCTCTGGGCCTCCTTCCGCTCCCGAAGAGGGCTGAAGAGGCGCACGGCAAGGAATACTGAACTCATTCCTTGGACCGTAAAGGAAGAGCACTGGTTCGCTTACCCTTTGGCGATGCTACGCATTGAGGCTCGCGTGCGCGAGGGATTTAAGCTGCGTGATGTGGATGCCAAGCGACACGCCTCCTGGAAGGAATTCCTCAAGGAGGAGAACGCTGTCGTGTATTACGACCCCGACACCGAAGAAGGCTTCCACTACGTCCCCCGCGAAGCTAGTGATACCGACATCATCCGCCAGCCCAAGCAGGCTACACGCAAGCTCTGACAGCCAGCTCCCCTAGGGGTACGCACCCCTCTTGAGCTGCATAAACAGGCTCAGCCTCCACCCCAGGGATGACACCCCCTGGGGTTTGTTCTACTTCAGGCGTAGTCACGCCCCACCTCTCCTACGAAAGTTGATAGGACTTCTTCCATTAGGCTCGGTTTGGGGTTGACCAAGGCAACGTAAAAGGTCAAACTCTCAACAACTGTTCGGTTTGCGCGTTCGAGGCGTATGGAAGCCGCTTCGCACGTTTGGGGAGAGGAGCCTGTGCATGTCGCACGGCCGCGGGGTGGTCTCCGATAATGAGGGGGAAACGACTGGAAACCCTGAACAGAACTGCACGCCTTCGGTCGCGCTGCACATTGACCACGACAACTTCGACTTCCATATCACGGCACACCCTGACTACCGGGCGAGCGAAATGCGGAGCGTGCTGGCCCTTGCGAAAGAGCGAGGGCTGACGCTGTTCGACGAGGACGACCGCGATCCCGAGATCCTGGAGGACGGCTCGGTCCGCCTCTACCTGATGCCCGTAGTCAAGATCTGACGAAGGACGACACCGAGTGCCCATACGGCTCACAGACCTGCCGGTCCACACCCCCGACGTCCCCCGCGACGGGCGGGGGCGCCCCCTTGTAGTGCCCAAGAGCGGCGGCAAACCGCGCGCCCTGACCCGCACCACCACATTCATCGACGCGATCGAGGACAAGTCGGCCCTGACCGCGTGGGGTAAGCGCATGGTGCTGGTCGGTGCCGCCACGCAACCTTCACTGCTGGACCGAACGCGAGATCTTGATCCAGCGTCATATGAGGGGAAGAGTACGCTCAACTCTCTGGCAGAGCGAGCCGTCCAGCTCGCCGGAGCGCACACCAAACGGGAGAGGGGCACCCACCTTCACGCACTCTCGGAGCGCGTCGACCAGGGCGAGGAGCTCCCCGCCAGCGCGAGCGCCGCGGACTTGGCCGACATGGCGGCGTACAAGGTCTCCACGGTCGCACTCGACGTGGTGGCAGTAGAGACGTTCGTCGTCGTCCCCGAGCTGGGCGTCGCGGGCACCTTCGACCGCATGGTCCGCTACAGCGGCCCCGGCCCAGATGGAGAGCGGATCGAGGGCCAGTTCATCGCCGACCTCAAGACGGGGTCGGTGGAGTACGGGGGCCTGAAGATGGCTTCCCAACTCGCGGTGTACGCCCATGGCGAGCTCTACGACCCCACCAGGTTCCCCGCCGACCTGAGCGACGCGAAGGCTTTCGCCCGCTGGAAGAAGAGCGACGTGCCCGCCGGGGAAGCCGCGTCCGCGTACGGCCCACTGCCGCCCGTGAACCAGGACTGGGGCATCGTGATCCACCTTCCGGCCGGCCAGGCCGAGTGCACCCTGTACTGGGCCGACCTGCGGTTGGGCTGGACTGCCGCCAAGCTCGCCGGGGAGGTCCGGGCCATGCGGGGCGCCAAGGGCGCCTTGCAGAAGTTCGCGCCCAACGTTGCCTTTTCGGACCTGATTGCGTAATCTTGACTAACAGGCGGGCGCACGGCCCGCTTCACAAGAGAGGGGTTCCGAGTGGCCCATGACGGCCTGTCCGTCGAGGTGAGCGTCCCGTTCGGGGCGGACACCGAAGACCCGACCATCCGCCTCAGCGGCCCAGAGGGGGCCGTCCGCGAAGCCATCGGCTCGTCCTTCAGGTTCGATAGCGATACTTTGACTAATGCGACGCTGGCGGAGCTCATCATCGAGGCCAGTCGCATGGCCCGGAGTGCATCGCAGATCGTTCACGGCCTCGGCGCAAGCGTCGTTCCGTCGCAGCCCGACTCGCAGGCCAGCACTCCGAGACCAGCCGCACAGCCGCCCATGCCGGAGCAGTCCGGGGCGAAGGCGCTCCTGGAGCAGATCGATTCGTGCCGCACCATCGACGAGCTGAAGAGGCTGTGGGCGGAGAACCAGGCCGCGTTCTCCGACTCCAGTGTGATGGACGCCTGGAAAGCCCGCGGCCGGGTCCTGGCGGGCTCGTGATGCCCCGCCGAATCCTCGGCGCGGCTGTGGCCGTCGCCATAGCGGCTGGCTCCCGCATGCCCCGTGTTCCGACCCGCCGTGCCCCGTACACCGTTCACCGACAGAGTGGAGATCAGTAGTGCCCCTGAACCTCATGGACATCCCGACCGCCAACGGCGGCTGGTTCAAGCCGAAGGACAACGCCGACGCGGTTGCGATCCTCCTGGAGGTCAAGCAGTTCGACCGACAGCGCCCCACCCCCAATGGGCCGAAGGACAGCGTGCTCGCCGACGTGACGGTCTTCCAGACGCACGACGCGCTCTCCCGGCAGGCCCCAGAGGTCTCGAAGGGCCAGCGCATCGAACAAACCGTTCTGGCCCGCGACCTTGAGACGGTCGTCGGCGGCGCGGTGCTCGTCACCGTCACCCAGGTACCTCCCTCGAAGCCGGGCGCCCACCCTGCATGGGTGTGGAAGCAGGTCACCGACATGGGGATTCGCAACCAGGTCGTTGCGTACGCCGAGCAGCGCGACGCGGCGATTCAGTCGGCCGTCGCGGACGCTCCGTCCTTCGACTGACGCCAGCCAGTAGACGGGGGCGGCCACTGTGCCGCCCCCTCCCCTCAGCGATTGGAGCGCGCATTCTTACCCCTGGCCGGTCCCTGGCCCTTCATGCAGAGTCGGGCCGTGAGCTGCCTCGCGTCGAGGCGTTCGAGGCCCTCTACAACATCGGCTGCCGCCCGCGTCACGGCGAGGTCGTAATGATCGCCGGACGGTCCGGCACTCAGAAGAGTGGGCTGGCCCTGTTCTGGGTGGCCCAGATGAACTTGCCCACCCTCTACTTCTCCGCCGACATGAGCGCCTTCACTGCCTCGTCGCGGCTCGCCTCGATGGCGACCGGCGATACGACGGAGATGGTCGAGGCGGGCATGGCGGCCGGCGGGCGCTACAGAGAGACGTACCTCAATGCCGTCAGCGGTTCGCGGATCACCTTCTCCTTCGGAAGCCCGATCACCTGGAAGGCCGTAGACGAGGAGCTGGAGGCGTGGGTCGAGCTGTGGGACGACTATCCCGCCATCATCGTCTTCGACAACCTCATGGACTTCGAGGGCGCAGAGTCGGACTACACCGAGCAGATGGCCGTGATGAGCAGCGCGACCGAGCTCGCCCGCGCCACAGGCGCGACCGTCATCCTGCTGCACCACGCCAGTGACAAGAGCTGGGAGGCCAAAAGCGATCCGTGGGCGCCCCCTTCCCGCGACCAGGTGAAGGGCGGCCTCTCGGAGAAGCCGGAGCTGAGCCTTTCCGTGGCGCTGGACCCGAACTCGCTGGAGTACAGGGTCGCGGTCATCAAACAGCGGATGGGCCCTTGCGATCCGACGGCCCGCCGGTACGCAACGCTGCGGTGCCACCCCGAAGTCACCCGGTTCTCGAAGCTGGAACGCCTTGCGCCGCTCAACCAAAACCCGGCGGCGCAGTGGTCGCCGCTCGACGCCCTGAAGAAGGCCGCTTAACCAGAGAGGAATGCGAGATCTTGACAGATGTGGCGGCTAGGAACCGCAGGAACAAGAGGCGGGGAGCAGACTGGGAGACAGAGCTCCGCGATGAACTGCGCTCCGCTGGCATGGACGTTGAGCGACTTCGGTTGACCGGCAAGGACGACGAGGGAGACCTCGTGATCCGCCGGGGCGACGGCACCTTCCTGGTCATCGAGGCGAAGAACGCGAAGTTCGAGCCCGGCACGTTCGTCAGTGAAGCCGAGAGGGAGCGCGCCAACTTCGCGCAGCACCGGGGACTCGACCCCGCTTCGGTCGACTCGGTGGTCATCGTCCGGCGCAGGGGGGCTAGTTGGCGGCGGGCGTACGTCTTGTCCACCGTCGAGCGGTACTTCGAGCTAGAGGCGGATCGGTGATCACCTACGAGGAGACCGAGGAACTCCGGCGTCTGGCCCGCGAGCTGAACGACCTACTCAGCGAAGGCTCGGTGCCGCAAGGACTCACCGAACTCGGCTACGACCAGGACGCGGAGAGCTTCCGGGGGCGGAGGGTCGCGTGAGGCTCCGCCGCATGGATAACGACGCCCCGGAGCGCGAGAAGCCAGCCTTGGAGGCCGTGCTCGAACACTACGGCGTCGACATCAACTCGCATCGGGCCATGGGGATGGCGCGCTGCCCACTGCACGAGGACAACACCCCGTCCTTCTCCTACAACACCGACCGGCAGCTCTGGAAGTGCCACTCGTGCGGTGAGGGCGGGGACACCTACACGCTGATCATGAAGAAGGAGAGCACGGACTTTGTCGGAGCGCGAGCCTTTGCGGCCTCTCTCGCCCTCGCAACGCGAGATGGTGGAGGAGGCGACGAGCGCGTATCAGGCAGCGCTTACGGCGGACGCCGCGCGGTACCTGCTGGATCGCGGGATCGGAAAGGCCGAGGCGGATACACACCGGCTTGGCGTCGTTGACGACCCGCTCCCCGGCCACGAGCGCTACCGGGGGATGCTCGCCATTCCCTACCTCGGGCACCGGGGTCAGCCGCTGACGATCCGGTTCCGGTGCCTCAAGGATCACAACCACCGCGAGTACGGCCACGGCAAGTACAACACCATTGCCGGAGACCCGCCCCGCATGTACGGGGTCGATTCGATCCACGCGGCGGGCGACGAGATCCACCTCACCGAGGGCGAACTCGACCGCATCATCCTCCGCAAGATCGGCTGGCACGCGGTTGCCGTGCCGGGGGTGGAGATGTGGTTCGCCCGGCACCGCCGAATGCTCGCGGGCTTCTCGCGCGTCTGGGTCTGGAGCGATCCGGACGAGGCCGGAAGCAAACTCACGACGACCGTCTGTCGCTCCCTCCGGTCAGCCAAGCCGGTCCGTCTCCGCACGGGCGATGTCACCGATACCTACATGGCCGGCGGCTCTCAAGCCCTGTTCGACGCGAAGGAGGCCGCGGCTTGACCGCGCCAAAGACGACGAAGCGGCCCGCACGCAAGCCCGATCCCGTAACCGCGATCCTGGCGAACGTGAAGGCGACCCATCGTTCGGTGGCCGACAAGCGGATGCCGATCGGCGGCGGGCACAACCCTGCGAAGGCACGACGCTATTTCGCTGAGGAGGCCGACCGCTGGGCCTTCATCAAGATGACTCGCGACAAGGCGGAGCTCTCCGGCTGGGACGCCGAACTGCTGGAGCAGCTCTTCCACGCCCTCGCCGAGACCGGTCACCCGGAGACTGCGAAGTTCCACCTGGAAAAGGTCGCAGCGTACGCGGTCGCCGCGATCGGGCAGCTCGACCGGGAGGCTGCGTGACTCCCCGCCCCCTGCCTGGAACACCGGGCCCACGCCTTCAGGCGATCTGGGAGGCCCTCGACGAACGCGAGCGCGAAGCCTTCGAGCGGCACCTCCTCCAGGACACCGCAGCGGAAGACCTCGTCTGGATTCTGAGCCGCTTCGGGCACCGGGTCTCCGCCTCCACCATCCGCACATACCGGCGCCGCCTGCGCCAGGAAGCGACTGATTCTTGAGCAACCTTCTCGACGAGCTCCTCTCGAAGCCCGTGGGCCCATCCATACCGGCCCGCCAGACCGACCCCGACCGCGACTTCACCCGCCAGATCGAGGTCAGCGGGGACGGCGCCGAGGTGACCGTCCGAGGTCCGGCCGGCATGGACCCCAAGAGCACCGCGGCCTCTGTCCTGCTCTCTCAGGGCCTCGACCCCGACGAGTGGGAGATCAAGGGGTTCCGCTCCTCGGAGTGGACCATGCCCGGAGGCGAGACCGGACTCAGCACCCGCTTCTCCTTCGCTCGTATGAAGCCCGCGACGCACGCCGCGCACGACATCGACGAACTCTTGGCCGCGATCGACAACCATCGCCCCAACCAGAGTGACGCCGTGACCGTTGAGGGTGATCACACCTTCGTGATCGCGCTCGGCGACATGCAGTTCGGGAAGGCTGACGGGGACGGCCCGGCGGGCACACTGAAGCGCACGATCGAATGCATCGACCGCGCGGCCGAGCTCCTGGACGTGTATCGCCAGCGCTTCGACATCGGTCACGTCCATATGGGGTGGCTCGGCGATCACGTCGAGGGCTTCGTGTCGCAAGGTGGCTCGAACGCCTGGCGTACCTCGCTCACGCTCACCGAACAGATCCGACTGACCCGCCGCGTCATGCTGCACGGAGCCCTGACCATGGCTCCGCTCGCGCCTCGCGTATCGCTGGCAGCCGTACCCGGCAACCATGGAGAGGCCGTCCGGATCGCAGGCCGGGGCGTAACGCGCTACGACGACTCACACGACACGGAGTCCCTCATCTCTGTCCGCGACGCATTGGCGCTCGGCGCCGAGCGGTTCAGCCACGTCGAGTTTTACGTACCGGACACGGACGAACTGACCGTTGTCGTCGACTGCTCGGGCACGACAGTGGCTCATGCCCACGGCCACCAGTGGAGGCCGGGTCGGCACTTCGAGTGGTGGAAGGGCCAGGCGTTCAACAAGGCGAGCGCGATGCACCAGGCCGATCTTCTGCTCGCGGGTCACTTGCATCACGAGTTCGTGGATACGGACGGCCCGCGCACGTTCATCCAGCCTCCGGCCATGGAGAGCGAGTCGACGTGGTGGCGGCACGCGAAGGGCACGACTGGCGCCCCCGGCCTGGTGGTCGCCGTGACGAAGAACGGCGAGGTGCCGGTGAAGGAGGTGGTCCGATGAGTCTCCAGCTCGTCGACATCGGGAAGCCCGAGGTCGTCACCGAGGCTGACTGGACGATCCTCGCTGACCCGCAGGTGGAGAGCGTCGCTCAGGCAGTGGCCCGCGGATTTGCCCGTGACTACGGCCTGACGCTGGAGTACGAAGACGCCTACCAGGAGACGGTCATCATCGCCGCCGAGCGGGCTGCGTACGTGCGCCAGCTCCTCGCGGAGGCCGGGGCCGGGCTGCTGCACCGCTGGCTCTCCCAGCGCCTTCGGGATCGATGGCTCACCGAGGCCAAGCACCGGTCCGGGCACGTCTCCTACGAAGCCGCCCGGCACGCGGCAGAACGGACGGGCCAGTGACGGCGTACGACCGGCGGCTCGTCGAGCACCTCCTCCCGGCGGTGTGGGACGCCGAGGCCGCGTACGGCATTCGGAACCCGCAGACCCCCGACGCCGACATGCCCAAGGCCGCCACGGACCCGAAGTCGGCCACCACGCTCTTCGCCCACCTTGCCGACATTCGACGGGGCTGGGCGACGGCCCCGCTCTCCCTCGGCGAGCGCCAGGCCCTCGTCCTGCGGTACGGGGCCGACCTGCCAGACGACGAGTCCGGAGCGCTCCAAGGGGTCACCGGGCGGGCGGCGCGCTACCGCTGCGAGAGGGGCGTCGGGAAGATCGCCGCCCAGCTCAACGGGCGTGAGTACACCGACGGGTACGAAGAACTGAAGATCGCCGCGTGA